AAAGGTCTTTTCAGGGTTGTGTCTAAAGCCGAAGTACCGGAGAACTTCCAGTACAAGAGCGGCGATAGACCGACGTACGATAATGTCGTCCCCATAGACTCGAAAGTCTCTGGGTTCTTCACCATGCAAGCTTTTGGAGCAAGCATGGCAAATGGCGGCAAATATCAACGTCTGCAAGGGGAAACAGAAGCCGTTGCCCATACTAACGAACTTATGGTAAACATGAGTCTTACCACGGTATCGGTAGCAATGTGACCTAGTATCGTTTAAAAGGCGATACCAGGCCGGCGGAAGGAGAAGCTTAGCGACATTGTCAGACAAGGAGTCTGACGCCGAAGCTAAGTCGATGGTGCAGTAGGGGTTATCACCCCCAAGGCTCCCTCGACGGGCCAATTCGCAATTAGCGAGTTGGTCCTTTAGATCAATACCCACACGAGCTAGACGCTCACGTAAGTATTCATCGATCCCCTTCTGATAATAGCCATTTAGCAAAGGCTCAGACGCGATCGACCGCTTGGTCTTAAACGTCTTGGGTACAAAGCTAATGTTATTATGCGTTACCAAATCCACCCGACTCGCTACTCTAGAGGAAAATTCCTCGAAATCGTAGCACACAAACTGGCGATCCGGGTCCCTAAGGACGTAATCGCGAATTTGTGCATGTTTCCATAGAGCCATGGTGCACTTCGAGAGCGCCAAGCGAGTACAGGACCACCTACTAGCCAAGAGTTTCCTGGCTATGTTAGTGCGATTCCCTGTAACTCCTACGCTAGCCCCCGGGCCGAAATCGCACAAGTCATGAATACGATCTAGGTTGGGCAGTTGCCCAATCGTCGACCGTATCCAGCGTCTAGCTTCCTGGATCAATTCCGGGTAGCGAAAGCCATCCCCCATTTTGAGGGCGGCCAGACGCTGATTAATCCTCTTACAACGATGCTCTGCTACCTGGAATTTCTTCCAAGCAGCAAGCTCCGGGTCGAAACCCGGTGCCTCATCGGATGTGAAAGGATATTTCTTAACCAATGCGACCAGCTGTTCCTTCACGTACCAATCGAGTACGCTGGCATGTTCTACAGTGCCAAGGGAATCAGCAAGAGATATCACTTTGAGCCAATTCCTCGCACGAACGGCACCATGCCATTCGTTAAAGGTCTTGTCTCCCAGTGAGCTCTTCGACCGGATGAGAACTCTGGACAGTAGTTGAGCATAAAGCTCACCCGCTGGTTTTGCGGCCCGCATTACTGCGAGACGCTTCACTTTGCCTTTCATCATGATCGGCACTCCAGAGGGACGGGTTAACGAGCCGTCCGAGAGAGAGGGATACTCGTGTCAGGGTCTACGTACCAACCGCTGAGCA